GCCTATGCCACATTCTCGACTGGAACGGTCAAGGCATACGCGCACATTGCGCGCGCGCCGCGCCGGGGAGTAAGCAAGTTTTCGAGCGATTGCCGTAAGCAATCAGCAATAGACCCGCCTTGTGCGGGTTTTTTAACGCCCAATACTGGGGCATGTCGCAGCTCTGCGTTATGAGTAAATGGAGGAAATTGAAAATGGCAACAGCAACCGAAGGTAACAAAGTTTCTCTGGCAGATGCAACTATTGAGCAGATCGAGCAAATGGCTCTGGACCAAATCAACGCCGAAGCTGGCAATGATGGCAAGGGCGATGCTGGTGATGCGAAGGACGTAAGCAAGGCTCCGTCCGGCCAATCTCAAGAGAAAACGGGTGCAGCAACCGAGGTGAAAGCCAAGGATGAACATGCGGGCGAGTCAGACAAGGAAGCCAATTTCGCGGCATTACGCACGAAACTCAGGCAGGCCGAGGAAGATAAGCGCCGACTGGAGGCCGAGAACGAAAGAATCCTGGCCGAACATGCTGCAAAACAACCTGACGTTAAGGCACAGGTGGCAGAGGTTGATGGCAGGCTGACACAGCTTGCCGATAAGTTTCAGGATGGAGAGATTACTTGGGAAGATTACCAAGCTGAATTGACGGCGGCAAACGCACAGCGTATGGCCCTGATCGAAGAAGCAGCCAAGGCTACTGCCAGGGTGGAAATCACCAAGGAACAGCGTGAAAAGGAAGCGAAGGATGCGCAAGAGACTGCCAATGCTGAATGGCAGAAAACATCTGGCGAGTTCATCAATGCCGAACACGATGGCATCAAATATTCTGAGGACGACGAAAAATTCAAAACTCTGAACACCATCATCAAAGCACTTGCGAGCGATCCCGAGAATTCGGAAAGAACGCCTGAGTGGTATCTGGAAACCGCGCATGCCGCGGTTAAAGCCAAGTTTGGCATTGCCAGTGCTGCCACGGCTAAGGATGAAAAGCAGGTAGCGGCGGTGAAGCCGAAAGAGCAGGAGCCTTTCAATTCCTTGGGCGAGATTCCGGGGGGAATTGCCCCGGCAAGAAACGAAGTCGAGCAGCTTGACCAGTTGAGTGGAGCGGCATTAACCAACCGCTTTCTGAACATGACTCAAAAGCAGATCGATGCGGAGCTTGCAAAACTCGCCTAAAAGAAAATTCATAGCCACATAACCGTGTGGCGCTCATTCTTTTTCAAGGAGAAACAACATGCAAACCCAAGTCCCAGCAGGATCACCGTTAGCCAGGAAGATTTACGGCGCGGCGCTCTTCGCTAAAGTAGTAGCAGCAGCAAACTTCGTCAGTGCAATCACTGGCGATGCCCCCCAGCAATCCGATGCAGAAGCCAAGCTGAAAGGCCAAACTGCACCCGGTATGCCGGTGGTCCGAGTAACCGACCTGTCCAAAACTGCTGGCGATGCCATCAGCGTGGACGCTTTCGACACCATCAGCGGCAAACCTATCATGGGCGACGCCAATGCTGAGGGCCGTGGATCTGCCCTGTCCAGTTCCAGCATGGATATCAAGATCGACAACACGACCAAAACCGTTGATGCAGGCGGGAAGATGGCGCAGCAACGCACCGTACACCAACTGCGTGGCCTGGCAATGGCCCAACTTACCGGGTATTTCCCGCGTCTGCATGCTCAATCCGCCATGGTTCATTTGGCTGGTGGCCGCGGTTCGCAAACCGGGAAGGACTGGGTTGTTCCGTTGGCTTCCGATGCTGACTTTGCATCGATCTTGATCAATCCGATTCAGGCACCTACCTACAACCGCCATCTGGTGGTGAACGGCACCAGCCTTACAACTGGTGGTCTGCAACTGGGTTCGATTGTCTCTACCGACCTGCTGACTCTTGGCCACATCGACGAGCTTTCTGTGCAATTGTCTGACCACAACATGGGCCTCCAGCCTGTGATGATCAGCGACGACCCAGCTGCCGGCGACGATCCAATCAAGGCAATCTGGTACATGACGGAACGCCAGTGGAATCAGATCAAGGGCGATACCAACTATAAGGCTGCGTTGCAAAACGCATGGGCTCGTAAGAGCTACGGCACCAAACACCCACTGTTTTCGGGTGAGCCGATCATGTGGAACGGTATCCTGTGCCGCAAACTGCCGAAGTTCGCTATCCGCATGGCCATCGGTGAAAACACCAACATCATCACCGCTGCAAACCGTTATACCGCTACCGAGTCTGTGCAGGCTGTCAATGCTGCCCTGACTGCCGGCTATGCGGTTGAGCGCGGATTTGTCCTGGGTGCGCAGGCTTTGGCCTATGTGTTCGGGCGTAACCAAGGTTCCGATACCGGCTTCAACTGGTTGGAAAACCTCTACAACTTCGAGCGTAATCTCGAGGTCGGCGGCGAATCGATGGGCGGCATGGCCAAGTTGCGCTTCAAGTTCGACGATGGCGCCGGCAATCTGGAGCCAACTGACAACGGCGTGTTCGTGGTCGACTCGGCTGTAAAACTGTAATTTGCTGCTATGGTGCGGCAGGCACTTAGTTCGTCTGCCGCACTGTTCCCGGCGTAAAATTTGGAGAATCAACATGAAAAAGGCAATTGTGGTACTGGCTATTTTGGCCGGACTGGTGGTATCAATCGCGCAACCAGCGATCTCCTATGCGAAATCATGCGCAAAGGCGGTATCTGCGTTTGCGTATGAAACCACCGTCAAAGCGTATGACCTTCTTACCATTGGCATGGGCAAGATGGGCATGATCCTGTATGCAACATATCAGCCCGTTTCGGGCAAATCACCGTACAGCGGTGACGATGGCAACCGCGTCGTCTTTACCGACGATGCGGTGGTAGCAGCCAACCTGGCAACGACCGATGCAGTCAATCTGGTGAAACTGCCAGCTGGCACATTGGTTGACCGCGTGGTTATCAAAAATCCCGATCTGGATTCTGGCGCGGTACTGGCCGTCAACATCGGATTTGCGAACGTGGATGGCTCTACCGGACCTTCGGCAACTGCCGTTGCTTCGGCTGCCACCACATGGCAAGCTGTTGCCACCACGACCTACGAACTGTTCCCACCTGTCAAACTGACTAAGGATGCGTACCTGCAAGCGGTTCCTACCGTTGGCGGTACCGGCACTGGCACGATCTACGCCAAGGTCGAAGGCGAAGCACTGGGCGCAGCTTAATCGGCTGTAACACCGTAGCAAATCAAAGGCGGGCCGCAATGCCCGCCTTTTTTATTGGAGATGACGACTATGATCGGAATCAAATACATCGGCAAGCGCACTACCCATACGGACAATCTCTATGGAACCGGGCTGGTGTGGGCGCCTGACCAAGTGCACAACGTCGAGGATGGAGTTGCAGCGAAGATGCTGGCCCATACTGACACATACGAAAACGCCAAGACTGTAAAGGGCGAGAAGCAGGCCACGGCCAAGGTTATCCCCGAGGAAAAAGATGAGCACGATGAAGTTCCTCTGCCGAACCTTGAAATAATGGACAAGGAGGCGCTGCAGAACTTCGCCCAGCTGCATTATGGCGAACAGTTGGATGGGCGCATGACGGTAAGCACAATGCGTGATCGCATCAGTAGCCTGGTCAATTCGAAGGGCCGGGGATAATCCATGTCTTACACCATGCAGAAGGTTGTCGACAAGGCGCGCATCCCGATCAATGACGTTGATAAAGTCAGGAAAACTGACGCGGATATGCTGTCATACGCCATTGACGCGCTGTATATGTTGCAGCAGCGCCGTCCCGACCTGATGTTCGGGCTGTATTTGACGTTGCCTGACTTCACCGCGTTGGCGCTTACCAGTCCTTTTCCGCTGGATAATGCCTACGCTACCGCCGTGGCTGACTACGTGACGGCCCGGACCGAGACGGAGAACGATGAAAGTGTTGTCGAGCAGCGGGCAAACCTGTTCTTTGGGCTGTTCAAGGGGCAACTGTGAAGCGCCGCGGTGAAATCATTTCAGGGATATTGGTTTTACTCGCTGGTCCTTGTCGCCCTTAACTGGGATTCAATCACCTCTACCGACCTGTTCCAGACTGTGTTTCACGACAGCCAAACAAAGCGCATGCATCGAGAATGGCAGGAACGGCGCGACAAGATCAGCGCCTTGGACAAGCAGCAATGCGCCATTGAACTGAAATCAGAGCTATCAACCATGGAAATTGAGATACAGCGTGATATTCTCTTTGGCATGGATGGGGCCGGGGTAAAGAAGCGCGCCATGCGCCAGTATCAAATTGATTCGCAGCTGTGTGAATCTCTTGGAATTTCACCCTACATAAGACAGGTGCAAGAATGATCACCAAACTGTTTACCGCGCTCTACGATGAGGTTCTTCCGGATATTTCCGGTGTCGGGCAGTCTTTGGCGCTGAATGCCATTCGCAATGCCGCCATCGAATTCTGTGATCGCTCCGGGTGCTGGCCGTACAATCAATCCCTTCTGAGCAGCGTGGCAAGTCAGCCAAACTATTCCTTTGTGCCGCCCGCAGATACCGAAGTGGTTGGGGTAACACAGGCCTGGTACAACGGCGAGCCTATCCGCTTCAAGAGCGCATTCGAACTCGAGAAAGAGGCAATCAACGGGAATTATTCAAATCTTGACTTCCTGCCGGCCACTCTTACCGCTGGCCCGCTGACGATCGGGACCAAATACCAGATAACCGGGTATGTTGCCGGGGATGATTTTACCAATGTTGGCGCAACTTCCAATGCCAATGGCGCCGTATTCACCGCGACCGGCACCACTCCTACCAACTGGGCGGGCGCCTCAGTGCTATCAGAAACGCAAAACCTCAATGCGACCAGCACGCCATGGACTGATGTGATCGGCACGCCGAGCGGCTTCACAATCCAATTCCCCGACAAGTTTATCTTGGTGCCTATGCCGCAAACGGCATATACCAACTCAATCAAAATGACGCTATCCATCAAGCCTACCCGCACATCAACGGGTATGGAGCAATGGGTAATCGACAAATACCGCGAAGAAATTGCGCACGGCGCGAAGGCAAAGCTGTTCGCGCTCCCGCAAAAGCCGTGGTCAAACTCGGACGAAGCGCGGTTCCACCAGGCAATGTTCGAAACCGGGATCCGGAATGCCAGCGTGATGAACACACAAACCCAGCTGTTGCCATCTATGGTGACCAGCCCATCCCCCATTTAACCGGAGTAACCTATGAGAGAGATATTCGTCAACCGAGCATGGTCAACGCTTAACGGCGGGATCGATGCTGTAACAGTGACACTTCCGCTAACGACAGGCCAAGGCGCGCGCTTCGGTACAATCGCCGCCGGTGAAAAAATCCGCATCGTTTTCCTGAACGCTACGCTGAACGTATCGGAAATTGCCTATATGACGGCAATCTCCGGTGACAATGCGACTATCGTGCGCGGCACTCCCGCTGCGGCCCATCTGTCCGGTGATCGCGTCGAGGCGCGCATCGGCAAGGAAACCATGACGTCGCTGACTCAAGCGCCGGACATACAGGAAGGTGCGCCAACCAGTTTGGGAACTATCGCTGGTACCGATACCATTACGGCGGCGGCCACGCCCACGCTCCTGGCGCAACCTGCCGCCGGATCATTGTGGAAATTGCTGGCTGCTGGTGCGAATACCGGCGCGGCGACGCTGAATATCGACGGCCTCGGCGCACTATCCATCTTGCGCCCGGACGGATCCGCTCTTCAGGCAAGCGACATTCCTTCGGCCAATTATCCTTGCCTGCTCTACAAGCGCGCAGGGGACTTCATCCTGACCAACCCGGCAAACCTGATTGCGCAAATTGTGAATGCGATTGCAAAATCATTGGCAGAGCAAACACACACAGCATTCACAACTGCCGGAACTGCTACGGCATTTACTCTTACCCCGACCTTACCGATTACCGCACTTGCTGCCGGGCAGAGATATAGAGTCAAGTTCCACGTAACCGCAGGTGCTGCGCCTACGCTTGCCGGTTAGCGGGCTGGCGGCAGCGGCGTTGATGCAATATGACACCGCTGGTACAAAAGTGGCGTGCTCTGCCAGTACGATCGTTGCAGGTCTTTTGACTGACGTTGAATATGACGGAGTTTCTTTTGTGGTATTAGATCCAGTGCCGATTGTAACTCACGCTACGCTTGATGCCAGTTCTTCCGCGATTACAATGCCAATCGGAAATAATGATGTTCGACTCGCCACCACTGCGTATGCAGATACGCATGTGCCGAAAGACTTTAATGTGGCATTACCTGTTGGAATTGCTTGTGAAATGTATATAACGGTGTCCACTACAGTCAATCCTCTACTAACTACTGCGGGAAGTAATTTATCTTTTAGGTATAAAGCTGGTGGAGGAATTAATAATTTTATAGTAGCCTCTGGTACGTGGAGAAATATAACTGGAATACAAGTAAGTTCGACCGGAGTTAATGTGGACAGCGGATTATTCCAACGTATCGCATAAGGAGAATTAAAATGACTTTACCTGCAACCCGCAATCTGATCCGCAACGCAAACGGAACTGTGAATATGGAAATAGACCATTCGGTCTATGGCTGGATACCTTTTACCGCCGACCCTAACGATTCCGAGCAGCACGGCAAGGACTTGTATGCCGCCGCAGTCGCTGGGGCGCTCGGAGCGATTGCACCTTATATAGCTCCAATTCCTTAGGATACACTACCTGCCATGGATTCCTGGCTGAAAACGCTCTATCCTGATATTCAGATACCTGAGTCGATATTGCCGCCTTATCAGCCAGCACAGCAAGGCATTCAACAAAGCGAAAAAGACATGCCAAATGTCAAGCATGGCATATACTTTGGTGGTGGCGGAGTAAATTATTCAGCCCCGATTGGCGATGGGCAGTTCGACGGTAGATTAAAAGCCAACCAGCTGATGATGCAATGGCAAAATAAACTTAGCCAGATCAAGCTAGATGCGGTCAGGAAGGGCATAAAAATTGACTACATCAGGTATTTTTGAGGGGATTTGATGAGCCTACAAATTGCACATTTTTCAGGCATCGCACCAAAGACTTCAGCGCGTCAACTGCGTCCGGATATGGCGCAGATCGCGAATAATTGCCGCTTGATCGGCGGTGATCTGCGCGCCTTCAAAGCATTTCTGTCCACGCCAAGCAACACATTGCAGTCAGGAACCAAAACAATTTTCCGCATGGACGACGGCGCCACGGACTATTGGTTAAGCTGGGCCAAGATAGTCAATGCTGTGCGCGGCCAGGTGGCGAGCGACACGGACAAGAAAATATACTGGACCGGCGACAATGAGCCGCGCTGCGCAAGTCTTTCAATGGTCATTGCCGGTGGCGGAATCATGCCGGCCTCATGCTTTGTGCTTGGAGTATCCCCACCAACTACCGCTTTCACGGTAACGCCATCCGGAGGAACTGGCCTTGCCGAGACTCGCGCCTATGTCGAAACGTTTGTCACGCCATGGGGAGAAGAGAGCGCGCCGGGGCCGGTATCTGCCGTTACAACTGGCAAGGTTGATGATACCTGGGCGCTAGCCGGGCTGAACCCGGTTCCAATAAACACCTCGACGATCAGCGCGGCAACATCAACTAGCGGAATCACGACCATCACGACGGCATCTACTGCGCATTTGCGTGCCGGCGAAGAGGTGACGCACGCAAACGTGGTCGGCATGACCGATCTGAACGGCAAATTTGTCATTCTGAACGTGGTCGATGCAACTCATTACCAGGTAACTTTGACCACCGCGCAGGTCTACTCAACTCTACTTGCCACTCCAGTCAATGCCGCTTTTTCTACGGCGACAACAGGCGGGACTCTCGCTGCAGGAACGTATTGGTACCGAGTCTCTGCGATAAACTCAATTGGTGAAACGCTTGCCTCTACCGAAACCAGTGAAGTTACTACCGGGACGACCAGCACTGTCACGGTAAATTGGGGAGCTGTCGCTGGGGCAACAGGATACAGGGTGTATGGCCGCACAACCGGAGCTGAATTACTCATGGCAACGGTTGGAGCGGTAACGACATGGATAGATACGGGTGCCGTTATTCCGGCAGGAGCTTTGCCTGCTGCGAACACGACTGCAAGCGGCGGGAACTGGACGCGCGTAGCCTCGCACAACACCACCGGAATGACTAGGCGGATCTACCGTACAGTCAACACCGATTATTATTTTATGGTCGAATTGCCAATTGCGACAACTTCATACAATGACACAATCGCAGATACCGCCCTTGGTGAAGTTTTGCCATCTACAGGATGGCTGATGCCCCCGGTGACAATGACCGGATTGATTTCCTTGCCGAATGGTTCGATGGCCGGCATAAACGGGGATACGATATGCTTCTCTGAACCATGGAGCCCTTACGCATGGCCGATTGCATATCAACAGTCCAGCAATTTCCCTGTGGTTGCGCTTGGGGCGTTCGGCTCGAGCGTTGTCGTCGGGACAACAGGCATGCCGTCGATCATCACCGGCTCTGACCCCGGCCAGTTAAGCATCGAAAAAACAGAGGTCCGGGAATCCTGCCTTTCTGCTTTGGGCATGGTGGACGTCGGCAGCGGTGTCATGTATCCATCAAAAAACGGGATGGCATTCATTGGCCTGGGCGGGGCCAATATGGGCACCAAGATGCTTTATTCGAAGGACGAATGGGCGCTGTTGAACGTATCGACATTGCGGTGCGTGTGGCATGCCAATATGTTGTATGGCTGGCACGATATTAACGCCGATCTGCATACCGGCTTTGTCATTGGACTTGACTGATGAATCGTTCTCAACCCTGTCTATTGCGATCGACACGTGCTACGTCGACGACGAAACAAACAGGATGTATATTGTCCAGAGCGGCGCTCTTTATGAGTGGGACGAACACCCCTACAACACGCTGACGTTCGACTGGAAATCAAAGAAATTCGCCATGCAGAGGCCGATCATGTTTGGCTATGCGATGGTCGATGCGGAATTAACCGGTGTGGCAGATACGAACGCCGCCATTGCGGCAGATACCGCGTTTAATGCAAATCTGCTTGCGCTGGGCAATGCCGAGGCCGCTTACAACGACGTGAATATCAAAGGCAGTTTTGATGCAAGCATGCTGGATGAATTCATGCTGGACGGCAGTAATTTGCGCGGCGGCTCATCTGTTGAAATAACGGCAAAGACGTTGCGCGTAACGGTATATATCGACGGAGTTGCGCGTTACACTGAAAACGTGACCAGCGGCAAATCGTTTTCCATTTCTCCAGGAAGAAAGGGCCAAGTTTGGGAATTCAGGCTGGGCGGGAATATCAATGCGTACAGCCTGATTGTTGCTGAAAGCGCCCTGGGATTGCGGCAATGACAGTAAAGCAACAGGTCCCCTCAGGTGATCCGGCGAGATCAATAGCCGCACTCAAACAGCAAATTGAGATTATTTCCGGAGTGAGGGGCTCCCCAATCCAGCATCTTTCAGACGGTTATACACTGTCTGATGTTGGTGATAAATTAACTCAGCTTTTGTCGCTGCTACAGAACACATCATCAACGCCAAAGATAGGCGGCGCAAAGGCAGGCAAACCGGTTTCCGAGTTGTCATTAACAGAATATCTGACTCCGGTAGAGTGGGACGGTGTGCATGATCGAGTCCTTGGTATAGGCCAATCCGCCAAATCCTCTTTCACCGCTGCAACATCCATGCCCCTGCACATAGCCTGTGCCGATGGGCAGATATATGAGATGGAGATTGTGGGGAATTACACCGTTGCGGCCGCTGCTGCTCAAAGTTATCTACAGCCAAACAATGCCGTTCCTACGACCAATTCGTTTACTCTTGAAACATTTCAAGCATACAACGCAACAGTAGTAAGTGCCGCAATAGTCGCTTCTGCGGATGGCGGCTTTATGTTGATGCGCAGGTCAAGTGTAATGCAAGGCAAATTTACATTTTTTACTTCAACTGCAACTAAAAGACATATAACTAACTCACTCGGTAGAGAAACGACGAATGGGATTTGCCGATTGTTAGAGGCTGCAAATTGGGATGACACCACAACTGTCTGGTCATCACTTGGAACTGTGATAGTCCCCAATGCTGAAACGTGTGTAATTACAGTAACGAGGATTGCATAATGATCTACGCCGGACATAAAGTATGTCCTTAGGCTTCGATGCTATTTCGGAAGACCCATCCTGCGCGATCCCTACAGCAGGTATCAGCGCAAATGTAGGCGCATGGGGTTGGGTAGGAACACTAGGTACAACAAGCCAGCTTATCAATGCGACTATAGGTGCATGGGGTTGGGCTGGGGTTGGGCTGTGTTCGTTCCAAATGTTTATACAGGCAACACCGGGTGTTTTGCATCGTTTTCAATTTGATCGGAGTGATATATGGCCTTCACCAGAAGCCAGAGAATGGCCTTTTCGCAGGGTATAGCAAATGTCTGACCTGCATCTCGATGACTTTCTGACGCGGCTTGCGGGCATGTCCCCCGAGCAGCGTGCAGAAGCCGAAAGGGTTGCAGTTGAAAGCACAGCCGCGATGATTTGGGTGCCCAACCCTGGGCCGCAAACCATCGCTTATTTTTCAGAGGCCGACGAGATATTCTACGGCGGTCAAGCAGGTGGTGGTAAGACTGATCTTGAGATCGGCCTTGCACTTACCGCGCACAAGCGCTCGCTGTTATTGCGGCGCACTAACAAAGAAGCAACCGGACTGGTAGAGCG